GCTACAGGATCAGATTCATTTAAAGGAACTGCATAACCTGATAATGAGTTTAATAAATAAAAATTAACACCATCTGCTACATATTGATTTAATATAGGAGAAGTATAAACCCCTTGATAATTTTGTGGATATAAAACTAATTGTATAGACATTATACTGATTGTGTTCTTTTGTTATGTGTTTTTTCTAATTGAAATGTATATTGAATTAACTTATCATTTACTTTAGTTTTTCTGACATAGCTTGATGTAGTCAATGTTACAGGTTCTACATATTTGTTTGTTATACCACTTCTAAAATCATTTAAATAATCATCATAATCATTTAAAATATAAACCTCTGTACTGTTAATTAAATCTTCAAACCATACTGCTTCACTATTATTTATAAAATCTGTATTAACTGTTATAAGTTGTTTAGTATTTACTCTAAAGTTTTTCTTTCCACCTTTATATCCATTTATTCTATAAGTGTTATCATTCCATGTACCTCCTTGCTGAGTATAAGATGTTCTATTTGTTTGCAAAGATTTAATAGATTTTTTTACAAAAGTATAATAATCCCAAGTGCCATATTTATTTAACCATGTAAGTCTTATAGATTCAAAACCTTTACAAGCATTACCAATAATATTAATTTTATACAATTGACTTATTTCAGCAGTATTATCATCATAGGCTCTTAAAGTATAATAGCTTACTTGTGTTTTATATGTATCCCATACTGTACTCCAACCATCTAAATTAGCAGGAAATGCACCAAAATATAAAAGTCTAGCAGCAGAAAAATCTGATGGATATTGCCAGCCTCCATTTGAATCTATACATTCAATTTGAAAAGGACTAACTAATAATGTTCCTGCACTATTATATAAACTAATTTCTATATTATCAACTCTGTTAAGAGTAGCATTATCAGTACCTACTTGAAAACTATTAGTAGATGTATTTAGAAAATTGAAGAAAGATAAAGTACCATAATCTGATAGTTTAGCATATTGTTCTATTGGAGCATTACTTATAAATTTACCTAAACTTCCATAAAAATCATTAAAAATTAATTTTGGAACATCTAAATTATAACCATAATTATTTCTATATAATTTTAAAGGATCATCATAATCTAAAACTCCATTGTATATTAAATATTGTTCAGATAATATTGGTTTTAAAAAACTTAACCTATCAGTTGAAGTAGCACTATCAAAATATTCTATGTTAAATGTTACTTGAAAATATCTAGTGTTATTTTTATTAACTGCATATTTATCTATTAAATGTATTGGATGAGGATTGTCTAATGAATAATTAACTCCTTTAAATTGACTTATACTAGCATTTAAATATTCAACACCTTCTTGTTGTGGCTCTACATAACTTTCTAATATTGGTTTCATAGAAAATATACCTACACCTTTATTATTTGGAGTAACTTTTAATGTTGCAACTAAATATGATGCTAAACCTAGATTACTAGATTCATCTGCAACATATACCTGAGCAGTAAATTTAACCCTATATTTAGTAGAAATAATTGTACTATCTGACACAGTAAAAATAATGTCTTGACCTACTGGTAAAGTATTGTATAATGGTTTTTGTTCTATTATCATTGTCTTAAATTTTTAAGTATATCTTCTTTAACTGCTTTACCTACATTCAATGCAAATCCTTTTAACTCTAATCCTAAAGGTTTTTGAAAGAAACTTAATCCATCATGACCTTGTGTATATATTTTTCTAGCTATAAGAAACTTTAAACTCTTACGAGATATAAACCTACCTTTAGCATCTCTAGGTGCTATACCACGCATTACAATCCATTTATCTATGCCTCTAGTTAAACCACCATTCCTAGACTTACCAAATGAATAAGGACTACTTTTTCTTTTCCCTTCGTAATCTACATACGTTCTTTTCTTTTTACTACCTGAAGTTCCTTTGTCTATAAATTCTCCATAGTCTAGCATACTAAATACTACATCAACACCTTCTGAAGTTTTAACTAATTTAAATTTAACACTATTTAAAAGATTTCCTGTTACTACTTTATCTTTTTTCTTTAGTATTCCTTTAGATTTATTTACAACACTTCTACCAAAACTATTTAAATATCTTTCTAATGCTATCACTATACACTAGCTACAAACACTTCTAAATCTACATTAGTAGTTCCTACAGGTTTAACTATAATATTTTGTAATGCAGCCATTGTACCAAAACTAGGATCAGTATCAGCTTCTGCTAACATAATATTATCTGCTGCTCCTAATATATGTGATTGCCCTGCTTTTAAAGTTACTTGATATAAAGTTGCTGCACCTACTACTGCTAATTCTACAGATATAGTTGCATTAAGATTTGTTACTCTTATATATCTTACATCTTCTTTATCCAATTGTACTACTGCTCCATAAGAGTTAGTATTAAAAGCCACTAAAGTAGTTTCTTGTGAATGAGTACAAGTTACTATTCTTTCATAAGCATTATTAATTCCTGTTGTTGTTACTGTGTTTGTACTACCCCTTACCGATCCATTTAATACAACCGATTCTGTAATTGTTGTTACTAAGTCTGCCATTTTTATTTATATTTTAATTGTTATTTTTGGTGGTATTATTTTAATTATTACTTTACCTATCTTTATCTTATTTAATCTCTTTAGTATCTCAAACATTATTGTATTGCATCAGTTGTTGCTTGTGGTGCTATACAAGTATTGTATTCATTTTCTATTATTACAGGCAAAGTAAACACCCAACCTGTTAATGAGTTATCAAATCTTTCTGTAAATGGTTCTATTGTTATATCTCCATCAGTAAAGTATTTAGGCAAAGCATTTACACCTTGATTAGATAATAATAAACTCTCTCCATTTTTAAACGTACCTATTAAATCATTACATATTTGCAGACAATCAGATAATACTTCCTGTTCATTACTTAAGTCAGGAAATACTAAATCCATAATAAAGATTTGAAAGTTTAAAGTCATCTCATGATTACCTGCTACTGCATTAACTGGATTAATGTGCATCAAAGGGAAAAAGGTGTTTTTAGACAAGTCAATCTCCCACAGATCACCTGTTGTAACTGCTTTAATCATATAGTGCTGCTGACCTAATTTTTTTAAGGTATCTATTGTATTATTATAATCTTTAAAATATGTCATTTTTGTACTGATTTTGTTAAATTTAAATCTGTTTCATAAGTAAGCCAAGTTAAACATTCATATAAACTAAGATTAGTTATCTTTTCTAAATTTATTATTTCTCCATTAGTTAATCTATACATTACACCAAACCAATTCCATTTGTCTGCAAATTGTTCATCTGCACTTTGTTCAATATCTCCTGATTCTGTTCCATTAAATATTGCGGCAAAGTCTTCAATAGTTCTTGTACGAAAATCCAGAAAAAAAAAAGGCTACTATTAACATCTCTTGCTTTCATCTTCTTAAACTTCTCTGCTCTTATTCTAGTTGTTGCACTATCATAAGCCTTAATACTATAATACTTTCCTTCTTTCTCTACAATAGGTCTATACAATACAGACATCAAATTTTCTAAATTATTTTCTACTCCATCTTTTAAATATGTTTCAATATCGGCATACTCTCCAATTGTTATTTCAGAAAGATTAGGATGAAAGCCATATTCTACTCCATCAACTTTGATTATATTTTTTAGCTTAGTATCTTCACTTTCTTGTAGTTTAGCTATTTTATTTAAAATCTTTGATATATCATTTAAACTTAACTCTTTTATTAAATTAGTAGGTATATCTGATAATATTTTAATTGTATCTAATGCTTCATTAGATTTAGATTTGTTTTTATTATTAATAAGTTTTGCCCATTTCTCTAATGTTACATCATCCCAACTATTTATTAGATTGTATGTTTTTTGCTTACCTTCTTTATTAATCTTTACTTGCATAATATATAATAGAATTAATTGATATTTAGTTTAAAATAGTATATTTGTACGTTTTCATAATCGTTTCAAGTTTTTTAAAAGGTGTAGCTTCTAAAGTTGCACCTTTTTTATTGCACAAAATACTTCCCATAATTACCATCTAATTCAAAAAACATTCTCATAGCTAAAGCATCAGCATAATCAGGCGACCTTCCTATAATATCTTTAATTGAATCCTTTGGTATTATCTGCAACTTGTTATCTTTATCAGCATCTTTTGTTCTTACTTGTTCTAACTCCTCAATAATAAGATTTTTTACTTTAACATCAGAGCATTCAATTCCTATTTGTGCAGTATTAATTTTTTCAGCTAATTTATAATAACATTGTGTTTTCAGGTTCTGATAATTTTCTCCTTTAATAGCCCTAGAATTATTTACAAACCCTCTGCATCTCATATAATCTACAACTCCACCACCTACTCCATCTTCATCAACTATAATATTAGTAAGTCTAACACCATGTAATTGTTGTATTGATCTAATTTGATCCACAACCTCATTTACGGCTGATTTAAGAATACTTATGATCTTTTTAATATGTAACCCTTCCCAAAGTATTATAACTGTCTTATCATTACCAAAACGTGCTACATCACAACTTATGTATTTTTCTCCACTTAATCCATTTTGATCAAATAAATTAATTATTGAATCATATTGTATTAAATTATCATTTGTTGCATCATATTCCCAGTTACCATATAATAGTCTTTGTTTGCTTAACTCATCTAATGTTAGCAGTTGTTTCTTATAATGCTTAGAAATAAATTCATTATCATCTACTAAGGATTGTATAAACTTTCTATAAGGTTTTTCTTTTCCTTCTTTAGCAGGTTTGTAATATTGAGTATAAACCCAATTCTTTGCAGGATTGCAAGTCATTAACATCTTAGGTATAATACCATACTGATCTAACTTGTACCTTAATCTTGATGCTACTATATTTTTAGCTTTCTCTGTTATTTGATTTGCTTCATCTATAAAGGCAGCAGTAATTTCTAATGATCCTAGATTATCAAAGTTTCTATCTGATGGATATAAAAACAAATCTTTAAGTATAATCTCACTACCATTATAAAACTTAATGATATTTGATCCTGCATTAAAATTATAGTGTTTGTTTGCTATGATACCCCACTCTTGACATACTTCAAAGAAAGTATTTAATGTAGTCTTTTTAAGAGCATCTAACTTAGACCTACCCATTAAGTATCTAGTCTTTGGGTATTTAATACATAATAAGATCAACCAACTACAACCTACCCAAGACTTTCCCCCTCCTGCTGCACCTCCAAATAAAACCTCTGTAGTCTTATCATCAAACAGATATTCAATAGCTTCGCCTTGAGTATGAGTAAAGTTAGTATCAATATTCAACTCCTTTGATATTTACATTAATTTTAATAGGCTCATCTCCTGATGTTAAATCTAATTCACTTCTTTCTATATAACCTCTTTTCTTTCCCTTTGTCTTTAAAAAGAAAATAGTAGCTGATGTATTACCATCTCCTATCTGCTTATGTAATTGGCTTTCCCCAAAATCTAAAGCTATATTTTCAATGTCTTTTACTTTAAGAGCAAATTCTTCATCTTCTTTAAGCCATTTATAATATGTACTTCTAGGTATATCTGATTGCTTACAAGCTACAGTAACAATTCCTAATGACTTTTCTAATGCTGCTAAAATACTTTCCTTTTTTATGTGTCTACTTTCGTTCATTTTTTAATATGTATTCCCAACTTGTTGTTATTCTATTTTGACTTCCAAACTTTCCAACTTTTAAACTACCTCCGTGATTTTTTTTTCTACCAAAACTTTTACAAAACCATTCATTTGATTTTTTAAAATAATATATTAAACTTGGTGCAGAAGTTACTATTCTTAATCTAAAATTATTTTTAATATAATATTTACCTATATATTCTAATAATCTAACTCCTATTCCTATTCCTTGAAAATCTGGCATTACTACCAATCTATGAATCATTTTAATATTTTTAACTTTAGAATGAGGAAAATGTAATACACTTATATATCCTGCTATTTGATTATTTACATAAGCTAAATAAGTATGTGCAGCATTATTATGACTATGACTTAAATAATGGTGTTTAGCAAACATTTTCCATATTGTTTTATCTCTTGTATTGAATATTTCAAATTTAATTTTTGGTCTATTTTTTTTTTGCCCTTCAAGTATTTGAAAGGTCATACTATCTGTATTAAAAATCCAATCAGGCAATATCCAATTTTTAACATCATTATGACAAGTTACTGCTATAAATTGTTTATCTGATTTACGAATAGCTTTTTGCATAGCATAAGAACCTATTTTAGCTACATTTCTATCTACAACAGAAGTAAACTCATCAAATACTATTAATTTTTCTTTTTTTAATAAGGCATTTGCTAAATCTACCCTCATTTTTTGTCCATTAGATAATACTGAATATGATTTTAACCAACTAGGTGGAGAACTAAAACCTACACTATTAAATGTTTTTGTAATATCTTCAACAGATGCTGATATTGGCATATCATCTAAGATAGATTCTGCTTTATAATCAAAATGAGTTACATAAGCATCTTTAAACAATTCTTTAGCTATAGTTGTTTTTCCTGTTCCACTATTACCTACTATTAAACCTATTTGCCACACATCAGGAATATCTATATTACCTTTAAAATGTTCTTTTATATGTTCAGTTTGCAAATCAAACTTTCCCATTACTGAAGATACCCTAAATGTTTTTTTTGGTTTACTTTCTTTTAAAATGTCAAAATACGGCATTTATATCCTTTTTTTATTAAATCATTATAAACTTGTTCTTGTTCTTTTTCAGAAGTTAATTCTACTTCTATTTTGTATTCTTCTGATATTTCATCAGACATATCACTAAAATCAGGTTCTTTGTCATCTTCGTTTTTCCAAACATCTAATCCCCATTCTGTAATCTGAACACTATTCCATTCATTTGCTAGTATATCCCATTCCCATTCCCCAAACCCTACATTATCTTTTACTATAAATTCTTGCTTTTGTTCTTCTGTTAAACCTTTAGCTATTTTAATAGGCACTTCAGTAAGTCCTGCTTCAATACAAGCTTTATGTCGCATATTACCACCTAGTATAACCATATCCTCATCTACTACTATAGGTCTTAGTTCTAACATTTCAGGAAATTCTTTTATAGATTTAACAAGTTTTTTAAACTTATCATCTTTTATTATTCTAGGATTGTCTTTATTAGGTATTAACTTATTGATTTCTAACTTCATAGTATATAATAGAATTAGTTGGTTTTTATTTTTGTAATTTAATTTTTAATACTTCATTTTCTTTTTGTAGAAATTCTACAGTTACTTTTAATTTAGCTAATTCTGTCTTTAAATCTAGCATAGTCATTACACAATCATCTTTGTATATTTCTAATTTATCTACTCTAATTTTTAGATCATCTCTGTAAATAGATTGTTCTGTTTTATCTTCTTTATCTTTTTCTCTTTTGTTTCTTATTAAAAATTCATAGAACTTCCAACCTCCTGCACCAAACATTACAGATATTGCAGTAATTATTATTGTTGTTATGTTATCGTTCATAATAGACTTTTATGTAATTGTTCTTTTTTTAGTTTAAGGTATATCCATAGCCACATACTAAAATACCATGCAGTAATAAGCAAAGCCCTAAAGTCTTGTAAATCAAAGTTTTCCTCAGTATAAATACTTAGACAATATCTTACAGTTGAAAACAAATATAAAACTAAATACATACCTATAAACCTTATTAAGTAATTTAAATTGTTTAATGATAAAACTATAGATAAGGAAAGTATAAAGTAGGTAAGGTATAACCAATAGGTGTTAGGTTGTCCTAATTCAAGCCAATAAGAATATGTATTCCATAAGACCTGATTGTTAAGACAGTCACTTATACACCACCAAAATAATAAACTATGATAATCAAAGTATATTAGTATATTCTTTATATTTTGAAAATATCTATTTATCATTATAAAATAGCATCTTTTGCTCTTTTCCATAACTTATCATTTTTATTAGATAAACTAGGATCTGTTCTTTTAATATTAGGAAAGCCACCAAAATCTTTTTCTATCTCCTGCATATACTCTCCACATTTAGGACATTCACTTCCTATATTACAAACTTTTGAATTTATAACTTTCATTATAACTTTGCTTAATTCTTTTTTTATATCACATTCATTACATTGGAATTTTAACATATTGGTTTTTTATTTAATTCAACTCTTTGTTTTCCATTAGCTTTTGTTCTTATATCTTTTCTGCCTAATGTATTCCAACCTGCAACTGGATAAGAAAAACCAAACTGCATTATAAAAACATTATAAATTTTAGTACAATATAATTTATTTTTTTTTGGCATTTTTTTTATTTAAAATTTTTAATTCATTTTCTAAATGATCTATTGCTTTTTGCAAACACTCATCAGGACTATTATGTTTTCTGTTACTTCTTAAAATATATGTAAGTGCAGTAGCACAATTATAATTTAAACTATAATCTTCTATTATATCAAATGCTTTATAACCATAAACTTTTCCAGTATAATAATTTGGTGTTTTATCTTTCATATTTTTCGTATATTCTTTTAATTCCTTTGTAACAATCATTTAAACAACTGCTGCAACTTGTACCTGTATTATAATTAGTTCCATAAATAGTATTAAATAATGTTATCATTCTTTTTTTTGTTGCTTGATTTTTTGCTATTCCTTTTTTTACATCTTTCCATATTAATAATACTTCTTCAATTAAATGATTAGGTATATCATCAGGCTGCTCTACTTCTTTAGTTTTTAACCAATACTTTTGTGGGCATTCTTGATTACCAAGTCTAGATTTAATAGACATAAAACATAAACAAACTTTGCAGCTTCCAGTAGGCTTAAAATAATAATCACAAGCCTTACAAATAGAAATTCTATCTTTATAAATTTCATCACTTACAAAAAATTTATTCATCTAATAATTCTTTAAGTTGTTCTCTTACTTTATCTATTGTAGTAAATAAACTATTCCTGCTTATACCTGTTTTCTTTGCAAGTCCTGTAAGTGTATTTCCTTCATAATAGTATAACTTAAAAACATCTCTATCATACCAATAAAAAGAATCTAATGCTTGATCAATCTTTTCCAATTTTTCCCATTGAAAAACTTCATCTTGATTTGGAATATTATATAATTTTTTAGAAGTAGTTTTAATATCTTGAGTTGCATTACTATAATTTGAATCTATATAAGTATAGTATTTATTATATTTATAATAATAAGGACTTCTAACAGATGTAAAACTTCTTCTTAAAACAACTGCTCCATATCTTATTAAACCTTTTTCTCCATCTTTAATCCAAATATCTTTTAAAGTATCAGGATTCATTTGCATAAAATATAGTAAACATTCCTGTACTACCTCATCAATATAGTTTATGTCTTTAGTAAACTTATAAGACATCTCTACAAAAGTCTTTCTACAATTTGCTACTGCTTGATAAACCTCAGTCATTTTTAAATTTTAAATTGCTTAAATTAACAACACAATCTTCTAAATATTTATCTAATAAAACTTTATATGCTCTTATTGATTCACGATTTCTTTTAGATTCTAATGCTACAAAATAACCATTACAACAAACTGACAAATTAATAGGTAGAATCATTAACCAATCATTCCAATTTCCTATTTCTACATCTTCTCCATACCCATTATGGTAATCTATAATAAGATCAACTACTTCCACAAAATTTTTATATTTATTTTGAGAAGATATTTCTTTTACAAAAGCTAACATTATATTTATATATTCTTCTAAATAAGCCTGATGTTCAATACTTGAATATATTGGTCGGATCATTTTCAAATATAGTAAAATCTTTATTCTATACTTTTTTCTTTTTTTAACTTTTCAACAAGATTTTTGTAATAACTTATTTTTTCTTCATAATCTACTCTACTAATTTTTAAAATTGTATGTCCTAATATAATTAAATCTTCTGATACACCTTCTCCTAAATTCCTATCTATAAATTGTCCAAATTTCCATTGTTCTCCATATTTAAAAATATTGCAACTTACGCATTGTGGAAAACAATTCATTTCGTGGAATCTAGTAGCTAGATGTTTTCTGCTTACAAAATGACCACATTGTAA